CATACTTTTGGTTAAATGTAAACTGTTTTTTAATATATTTTACTACTTGTAAATTTTCGTAGTTCATCACCTTTACCTTTAAAGGTTGTTATCATTTTCATTTTACTTATTGGCCAACCACACATTACTCTTCCATCGCGTGTAGTTATTTCTTTTGTATCATTTCTATCAATACACTCCCATAATATTGCATCAGGGGAGTTATCATATTCAACAAAGAAAAGACGGTCTACTGATTTACATTTTGGTACTTGATTTTTCCAAGCCGTATTTACAGTAAAGTAACCAAAGGGATGTCTATTTTGGCATTTAACTTCTGCTGTTTCATCAAGTATCATACCATCTTTTTTGCTATCATATTTGTCAGTACTTTGCTCACCACTAAAGTAATCAAAAACTAATTGTTCGGCTAAAAAGCCCATCTTTTCTTTATTTGTTTTATATGTATTCATTATCTACTAAGAGATTTATTGTATATAATACCTTCTGATATTAATACTTCTCTATTCCACATATGTCCTTTTTCAGTGTCATCTTTTGACTGACCAAAATAAGGAACAGCATGACAATCTTTTATCATTTGTTGATTAACACTAAAATTAGAATTACCTATAAAAAGTTCGCCAAGTATTCTACCAAACTTTCCTTTGTCATGAGATTGTAATTGTACCTCTTGGTCTTTTAGTATTTTCTTTAAGTGAGCTTTTGAAGCTAAGCCATAAAACTTTTCTTCTAAATCTCTAGTTCTAGATTCTGGAGTATCAATACCCATCATTCTAACTCTTTGTTTTTTGTAGACCATTCCAAATCCTAAATCGATATCTACATCAACTGTATCTCCATCTACGACTCTTGTGACCTTTACGTTATATCTATAAGACATTTTATTCTCCTATTATTGCTCTTACGTATTCTGACTTTATAATGACAGCGGCATTACCATCTACATTAACAGGCATTGCTTTGTCCCATTCAAGGAAAACTCTTTGACCGCTTTTAATAGCGCCATTAGCTCCTGAACCTACTGATAAAACTAATCCTGGTTTACTTGCATTGTCTATTGATTCTGTCAGAATAATACCACCACTTGATTTCTCTTCAGTTGGTACTTCTGTGACCAATACATTATCTGCTAACATTTTCATACTATACTCCTATTTATAAAATATATGTTCGTTAATAATTACAGTTTCATTTAATGAATCTGCCCAATATGGATTTACATATACAGAATGATAATGTGTTGAACCTTCTGTTATATCTCCATATTTACCTTGTACTACATCTGCCGCTACTTTAAGCGAGTTCATCCATGTAGGACTATCAACTGGGTCATCTGATTTTCCATCACAGAACCAACTAAATTGACATTGATGTCTGATAGGAACTAAATTGCCTAACCAGTTTTCTTTCCACTTTGCTTGATATATAACATCACACATAGTAGTTGGATAATTTGGATGATTAGTTCTATTGATGACAACTTGAGCTACAGCAATCTTTCCAGCTAATGGTTGATTACCAGCTTCAAAATAAATGTTTTGTGCCATACAATAAATATCATTATTTGCATCACTGGCTTTTACTTGACCTGGCAATAATAATATAAACATTAATAATGCACCAAATCCCATACCATATAAAAATGCTTTAAATGGATGTGTTTCTTTATTCATATATTTACTCATATGTTATTTTTAAACACGAATTCTATAGCTCGTGCAGCCTCCTTTTCTAAATCTCTTTTACCATACCAACCACCTGTATCAATATCCAAATCTCTACAGATATATTCGATTTCCTTTGGTGTAATTGGATAACCTCTTGACATTGCATTACCAGCAGTAGTAAGCATGATTTGATACATCTTTGCATACCAACCTGTACCAGTGATTCCTTTGTATTCATCTATTTGTTTTTTATTTACGAAAGGACAATCACGATAAGATGTCCATGTAAAATTAGTATTGTTCAATTCATTTCTTTTTCTTTCAAGCAAAGCTTTTTGTATTGCTGGTGGAAATCTATCGAACATTGTTTGATTGGGTTTGACATAAGGATGTTTATCCATAAGTGTTTCAGGATTCATGGTTTCACCAGCATGTGAGAATATAAAATTAAAACTATTCTTATATTTAGCTGGTACATAATACATACGACTTAAATCTTTTGTTTGAGCATCAGCAATATCGCCAATTTCTTTATTCAATGCATACCAAAAATGTTTAATATCATCTTTCATTACAGCTTGTGTTAGTGGAAATACTAATCTAAATTTGGGATTCTCAACTGTCGATGAAGCAGTTGAATAACAAACATATCGATATTGAGAGTATTTCTCTTCGATGTCATGCATTCTACCATCAAAATCATCTATATCAAGAATCCCAAAGCTGCCCCATGCTGTGACGTTGTCATTAGCCCTTGTTGTATTGGGGATGTATACTGCAGGACTTATGAGAGGAGCATCTTTTTTTGTTGGATATTTGGTTGATTCAGATAGCTTATATAGAATAGCCTCGAACTCGTCGAAGTCTTTATAATCCATACGCTTATCTGTTTTATTGTCGTATATGCTATCAAATATTGTTAAGCTTACCATAATTTCCTTCGTGTGAAGGAGCCTCCCAACCTTCTGGTTTAATTAAGTCTGGTAATCCAAGTGGATTTGGTCTAGATTCTTTTACACCAACTTTTTTTGCTAGGTTTGCTTTAAGTACTTCATCCCATGCTTTATGAGAGTCTACGCCTAAAGCATCAAGAGTACCTATAGCAACAACACAAAGGTCAATCAATCCATCGACAATTTCTTCAGCGTCTTTATTTGTAAATGCTGCTTCTGTTTCCATCAATTCTTCTCTGATAAACTTAAGTCTAAACTCAATATATTTATTGAGTAAATCAGAATTATCTTGATTGTCGTGCATCCATTTTTTAACGCCATACTTGTATTGCATATCGGATATATCTTTTACCCAGTCTTTGCTCATGTTATGATTCCTTGTTTTGGTGGTGTTACAATTCCACTGTTCATTTGTCTTATTTGGTCCACTAATTCTTCAAGCGGGTCAACAACAAATACAATAAATCTCTTATCAATTGTAATTCCGTTTTTAGCTTTGGTATAAGCCATAAATGGCATAAACCCAATTTTGCCTTCTCCTGCAGGAATAAGTGAATAACCATCTTCAATTGTAAGAGTGCTTTCTGTTTCTGTAACTTTTCCTATTACTTCCTCACCTGAGGATAATCTAACTAATTTCATTTTTTTCTCCATAGTTGTATATATTATACCATACTTTTAAGTAAATGTACATCTTTTTATCCAAAAAAATCTTCCAGGCTTGCCACTTCTTTCGAAGTCCAACCCACTGCATCGAGGATTGGCTCAATCGGGTCGAGGAATGTTTTTTGAAACTGTAGCTCATGGTCAATGTATTTACGCAATCCAAACTCTTCTGGAAGATAGTCTGGAAAAGCAATTACATTTTCATGAATTGAATTTGGTTTGCGAAGATATAAAAATTTAATCTTTTCGCCATTGTTAATTGGTTCGTATTTCTTTTTAAGTTGCATGTCTTCAATTAATTTGTTGTACAAGATTGAGCCACGAACATGAATGGGTGTACCTTTTTTATAAAGACTATTTCTGTCTTGCCATTTACGAACTTCGGTTACACCTCTTGGAAAAGCAATTTGGTCTGGGTCAAGAGTTTTAAAATGTCCTTTGAATATTTCAATTGCACTTTGTACTGACCTTTCATCTTTTTCTATGATGACTTTAAATATTTCTTTTAATGCTTTACGACATGGTTCAGGTGTAGAAGATTTGATTGCTTCAATGCCCATAATCTTGAGTTTAGGTTCAGCGTATCTTACGCCTTCGTTATCATGAACATTCATAATATATCTTTTCTTTGCTGTCCATAGTGCACGGTCTGCAATTGCTTCACGTTTCATTACCATTCGATTACTTACACCACCAAGTATATCATATAATTCTGAATAAGATTTTTCTAATTCTATTTCTAGAGCTTCATTACAAACTTTATCTAGAAAGTCGATTGTATTTTCTGGTTTAAATTTTTGTACAAAATCATCTAAGCCCACATACAACGAGTCGGTGTCGATTGCAATAACAAAGTCTTTCCACTTTGATGTTTTAAGCACTCTATTGAGATAGGCGTTAAGTGAATATTCGGCCCATCGAATTGTAAGTTGTCCTGTAAGGGTGATTGCTTCTGCGATTCTCTGGTCAAAGAATCTGAAATAGCGATTACCAAGAGCACCATACAAACTATTAAGAAGAATCTTAATAGCCATTTGTCTATTCTCGGCAATTGCAATATCTCTTTCAATACGATACATTTCTTGTTTGTCATTTTTATCTACCTTCTGCAATTCTTTTTGTGCAGTAATCATTTCTTGTTTTATGCCAACACGTTCTTTATACATCTCATCGATAATGAATGGAATAATACCAGGCTTATCAGTTCGAAAATACTGCCCGTTCGCAGCAAGAGCTTTGCCACGATTATCAGGTCTTACGGATTTAGTTAGAACATTTTCAATATCGAACTGTGTAATCTCTCCATTAGCAATAGTTTCCGGCGACATATTATATTGCATAATAATCGACGGATAGAGAGAGTTTAAATCAAAAGATACAACGTTATCATGTATTCCTACCTGTGGTTCTTTTACGAAACCGCCTGGATAATTTGTTTTAACTTTATCTTCTACGAATGGTACTACGATATTATTTGCCATCAATCTACGATAGATAATTGTGTCCCATATCATTGTTGTACCAAACGTGTCATTATAGTTCACACCACCTTTATAGGCCATTGTCATACATAAAGTAATAAGACCTAGCTTATCTTCAATACGGTCTACTAACTCTACGTCTTTAATGTTATAGTCAATAAACTTTTGATGATTATGTTTATATAGTGTATGTAGGTTTGAATACTCTTCATATGATAGTTTCTTTTCTCCAAGTACAACATGTGCAATATGGTCGAGTTTATATGATTCTTGTGGACCATAAGAGTAACCAAACTTTTTAAATAAGTCAAGATAATCAAGTTGGGATATACCTTTGAGTTCATAAGCAGTTTGAGTTCTACCCATCTTTGTAATATCTTGTCTATCAACTAATCCCCACGGACTAAGTCTTTTAACATATGCTTCGCCTAGCATACGGTTGATACGATTTACAAGATAAGGTATATCAAAGAATCTTGTGTTCCAGCCTGTGACAACATCTGGACTGTGTTGTTGTGAAGACCAATGTGTAATAAAGTTAATAAGCAAATCATCTTCACGGTCAAACTTACGATAGACAACCATGTGGTCTTTCATATATGATTGTTCTACGTCATAGTCACCAAGACCCCAGACATAGTAAGTTCCACCAATATTGCTTTTCATTGCAATCGAAATAACTTTGTGGTCTGCTTTTTCTGGCTCAGGGAATCCATCATCTGAGGCAACCTCGATATCGATTGTGCTTACATTAATTTTGTTTCTATTGAATTCAATATCACCTGGATAGTAATCGTTAATGAATGCTGGAATGTACTTTGTATTTCCATAAATCTTTTTGCCTGATACGTTCTTATTTGCATTAACGTATTCATTAGCAGCTCTCATAGATTCGAACCTTTTACCAGCGTTTGCTACACCAACAGGAGTTCCATCTAGTGCTTTCCATTCAGTTGGAAGATTAGTTGATGTAAAAAGGATTGGTTCGTATTTGATTTTCTTTTCTATTCGTCTGCCGTGGTCATAACCTCTAAGAAGGATTTGATTACCATAGCGTGTGACGTTAGTGTAAAATTGTAACATAATATATATTATACCATAGTTTACGGTGAATGTACACCGTTATTTTCAAAAGGTTGGGGGAAGTTTCCCTCCCCCGCATGATTGTGTCAATGAGTCTTAAAAACTTGCCACTTGAGCAATCATTATGGCTGGTGCTAATCCTAAGATTAGTATTGCCACAAGAGTACTAAATGCAGCTGTTTTTAAGGTCTCGGCAACGTCATCATATTTTTCCATATAATGGATTATATGTTTCATGTTGTGCTCCAGTAAAAAAGTTTATTACTTATC